GGTGGTTCTATCACCATGGATCGTGCCAGCACAACCAGCTACGAAGTTGGATTGCCATTCACTGTGACCATCAAGACTTTGCCAATTGAACCACGGATGTCTGTTGGTGTGCGTATTGGTTCAAGACCAGCTTGTGGAACATAAAACTCACCGCCAGTTGTAAACACTTGCAAGTCACGACCGCTGATAATGTCAGTGATGGTGTTCAAACTGTTTGTGTCCAGCGTTGCTTCAACCGCATCATCGTCATAGACTTGGTCAGGATTGAAGTCAAAGAACTGCGATACCTTGCTACCCCAGACAGTTGATGGGCGAGACTTACTGCCACCAAAGTACAGACGACCTTCATGGAAGGTACAAGTACGAGGCCAACCTTTGGTTGAACTCCACACATCTTCATACCCAGACTCATATTCCCATGAGCCAGTAGCAACAGCAGAAGTGCTGAAGAATGGAATTTCAGTTACAGCACTTACCACGGTGGTGCTTGTGTAAGCAACAATCCTTGCTCGACCTTGTGGAGTGGCATTCACATACTGACCAACACTGGCAGCAGTAAATGATGCAGAAGACGCTGTCAGCGTTATCGCTCCAGATGTAGCACTGGGTGTCAAAGTACCTGCTGGATTGCTGTACGCAATAGTGAACGCATATTTTGGGATGCCGATGAATGAGATATTGCTCACAGTCCATGTCGCATCAGTACCACCACGCACTATCTTTATGGGATTGATATCCTTGTGCGTAATGATCAGCGTGTCAGCAGACTGAGTCCAACACATGGTGGACAAAATTGAGCTTGTCACAGCCGACACTGCCAGATATGGATTGCCAGAACCATTGATGTTGGTGATCAGCGTCCTGTCTTTGAACACATACATACGCTGATTTACAAAGATCAGCATATAACTGTCGTCCACAGAGAACTCAAATGGGACGCTACGAGTGCCGCTGGCTGGGCTGGCTGCGCTGGGTATCTCCATCAGATATTTAAGCCCACCACGCCTGCGTACACCGCCCTGTGGCTGAACCAATACATTGGTCAGTGTCTCAGCGCCATTCTTGTACTGCTCAAGCTCAACCCTTGCTCGGAGCAAAGGATCTAATTCACCACTTGAAAAGTTTGTCTGAATGGCAACAAGACGAGTCATCAGTTCCTCACTTCAATGAGGCTGAAGTCTTCAAACGACTGAGTCGTGTTTCCTTGTCCATCGACCACCATGGCTGTGCGGAAGTAGCCACCACGGTTGTTCTCGCCTGGTGAGCCAACAGCAACCTGTTGCCAGTATTGCGTCTTGGACACTTGGTCTGTGATTGGATCTGCCAGATGCCATGACATCATGTACTTGAGCAATTGCACAAAGTACGCTGGCATCTCTGATTCTGTTGGAGCAAACTGGTAGTCAATGACCACAGTTTTCTCATTTGTCAAAAGCTTGTCGCCTTGGATCACCCAATCATTGAATGTTCCTGCGCCAATTGCTGTGCTGTTGTATGCCCGTCTGATAGCACCCAGTCTGTCAGATGGCAGTTGATATTCGTATCGGTACTGGTTAACAGGCGTGTTAATCGTCTGTGCCAGTTGGACTTTTTTGAAACTGAAAGACCATGGATATGACTGTAAGGTTGAGTATTTGACACCAGGATACAAACGATCACAGGTATTCGATGCCGATGTACCTTCGTTGAATGATGAAATTGCCTTAGCGCCAAGCATCAGCAAGGCATCAGAGCAAATACGAATGTCAGTATCACCAGCAGCCATTTGTCACCTCAGATGTGAGAATGGCCTGCCACCAGTTATCCAGTAGCAGGCCGATCCATTTGATACTGTGATTAATCAGTATCTGTTGAAGTAACGGTCACACCGTCAGTGATGTCAACCACGCCAGAAGCGTTGCTGTTCACATAGGCTGTGGACATTACAGGAGTACCACCAGTGGCGCTGTAGCAGAAAATGATGTCGCCAACTTTCAACACTGATGCAACAGAGTTGAAATAGCCAGAGGCACGAATTACTGATTGAGCGTCAGTGCTGGAATAAGTCCAAATGGCAGGTGCATTACCTGATTTAGACTGACCGCCTACGGCATTAAAGCCAGTTGCTGAGAAAGCCATTTTTATGCTCCTTATTCAGTGCAGGTGATTGCGACAATGCCACCAGCATCGATTGCTGTAGCGCCAGCACTGAACATCGAAGACACCAACCAAGAAGTTTTCTCAGGGATGTAATTGATTTCAGAACGAATCGCCATGCTTTCAGCCATGCCGACAGCCATCTTGTGATAGGCATAAACCACACGGGTTGCACCTGAACCGCCACCAGTCAAACCACCCTCAGAGCGGTCGCCAATGACGTTGAAGTTAAAGCCCATGAAGCTGGTGATGTCACCTTGCACCAATGCCTTTACGCTGTTGAAGTCGCTGCTGGTAACAGCAGTCTCAGACAACAGGCTGGACAATTGTGAAGCGTGAATCAGGATGTAACGCTCTTCTGCGGGTACGTTTGCAGTATTGAGCAAACGAGCAGCTTCACGCAACTTAGCCATGTTCATGTTTGTACCAGCACCACCAATGCTTGTGGCAACGGTCAAGCTGGTGCTTGAGTTTGCCAATGCATCAATGATCATCTGGTCAGATCTGCGACCGATGGCTTTACCAACAACCTGAACCAACTCTTGACGCTCGTCAAAGTTGACTTTAGCTTGGTTGAAGATATCGCTGTATTCAGCAGCAATGTAGTCTGTCAGTGTGACTGTGGCTTGTGAGTAAGACACATTCAAAGGAGTTACATCAGTCTGAGGGACTCGGACTTGTGCAACACCAGCACCAATTTTGGGGAACTTGTGAGTGGACGCAGTGACACCAGTACGCAGACGGACAGTGTTACGCAAGACAGCATCAGCTTGATATGCTTGCTTCACTTCCGTGTCGAACAGCGTCACAAAAGCGTTAGAAATGCTAACAGCCATTTGTTTCTCCTAGAAACGGTTGATGAAAAGTTTATCGCCAACGGTTGTCCAGAAGAATCTGGGCCTAGACTTGTGTGTTACCCCCACACCAGGGAGCAGACTACTGCTGTCATGGGCCTTTCGGTTGTCCATGATTACATTATAAAACACACTTTTAAAAGACTGTCAATAACTTTAATTAATATAATGGTTAACCCTAATAAATGCCCTATGGTGAATGTTGGAGCAAAGCACAGCCTTACCGTGGTCAAAACCAACAGTTCGCTTATGCTTCGATGTATGCCCTACGGAGCCATGTCATCGCATCGCACTGAACAGACTTGCAGTCATTGCTGACCTACCACCTGGCTCTATTCTTAGCCCACCATCCCCGCTTTGGCTTGCCGTGTAACAGGGTTATTTAACAGGCAACCACTGACGTACCGCATTGCCTGCGAGTCAGAAAAGCAAAAACCCTCTGGTTCCAGCTTTCCACGTAACGGCGTGTCCCCATAAGGGATAGAAAGCCAGAGCCAAAGGGTTCTAGATGTCGTGCCGTTACGCTTGACGGTTTGGAGTATAGCCGAAAAAAAGCCCCTGTCAAGCAGGGGCTAAACACTTCACCTTGGAGACGTTAGCAACTGCTTGCCAACACCTCAACCATACATCTTTTCAAAGAGCTTTTCAACCTTGGCTCTGTAAGCTGGATCCTTTTTGTATTTGGGATCAGCAACCATGGTTTCCAATTCTTCCTTGGATACAGCGCCTTCAGGGTCAGCTTTAAGGGTATCTACTGGTACTCTGCCCTCATAGGTTTCCCTGAGCTTAGATAGCGCCTTGATGCCCTTGGCAGTGTCTCCCCAGCGTGTGAACTCCTTGAACTCATCCTCGCTCCAGATGCCCTTGTTGACCATCCCACGACCCCATGTAGCCATGTTGGAGATGATTGCCTTGGCATTGGGGCCAAGTGCTTCCATTTCTTGCTCCATGGACTGTCTGGTCAAAGCCTCTTGGTCGCCAGAGATCGTGGTGACCTCCCTTGCCAGATCCTCAAAGGCTTGCTGGGAGATGCCGTACTTCTGCGCCCAACTGGTGTAAGCCTGTGCTACTGGGTCATCTTCTTGTAGACCAGCCGCTTCTAAGTTGTACTTGCCATCTTCAGGTGGCTTGTGTGTGCCAGAGCGGAACTTCTTCTCCAGCTCGGTGTAGGACTTGCTGATGCCCTCCAGATCAGGTTCAGCCTTGTCTTTATTCCAGAACTTTTCAGGCCAGAAGTCAGGACGCTCAAGTGGGCTGTCTTCTTTTTCTTCTCCCTGAACATGGGAAATGCTCTGCTCTTGGCCCTCGGTTGTCTGCTCTGAAGATGTCTCGCTTGCAGCGGCTTCCAGCAGGCCAGGGTTGTCATTTGCTTCGCTCATTGGTTCTTTGCCTTTCGTATGCGGTTTTCAATATCTCGGATCACACTGTTTTGTCCCTCTCGGAACATCCCCAGCGATTGATCCGCACCAGGTTGCCAGCATGGTTGCTCAAGGTAAAACTCTCGTAGCCATGCCAACACCTTTTGTCCCTCGTCACTGGCAAATGTCTTTGCCATCTGGAGGTTTAAATCAACGCCAGCCTGATTTGGCTCGTATGCTGGCGCTGTTTCTAAGTCTTCCCATCCACTCATTCTGGAGCTTTCATAATTTCATCTGGATCAGCAAATGGAGATTTACCAGCTTCTATTCGTGTGTTTGCATGATCAACAGCTTTTTCAATAATTGTTTTTGGCATCTTGTCAAAAAATGTTTTTGACTTTGGATCTGCTTTTAACAAATACCCTAATTCATCTTTTGTCAATGTAGGAACAATTAAAGGAATGGTAGTTTCTTTTCCTTTTATACCAACACCAATTGAGATCTCTGTAGATACTCCACCGCCTGGTCTTTTTAATTCTCCAAAAAATCCTTTGCCTTTTGCCGTTCCATCTGGTCTATCTCCATAATCCATTACATTGCTCCCTCTAATGCTGGCGCTGCACCACCTTCAGCGGGAGCCATTTGTTGCGCCATCTGTGCCATTTGCGCCATCATTGCTTTGCGCTCTTCTGCACTGGTTCTGACTGCGGCTGGTACACCCAGCTTGTCAGCAATGTAGTCAATTGCCGAACCAGCATTGATCGCCATCTGACCTTCAGGGCCAAGACCTTGCGTGATCTGCATGAACTGGATAATGTTGTTGATCTCGTCCAGATTCTGTGCCATTGCCAATGGGCTGACTGGGCTAACTTTGACTTCCAATCCATTGACCTTCAAAGGCAGATCGATGATGCCGTCACGATCCATGACTTCCAAGATCTTGGTAACCAGTGGAATCATGGTTTCATTGATTAATCGACCAAAGGCAGATCCTAAGTTCTGAGCCAGTTCCTTCATGCGCTCGACCACCTCGGTGGCTGATCTGGCACTCATGTTGTCTGGAGGCAAAGACTCATCGAGCAAAGTACGCTTGATTGATGCCACCAAGTCATTGATCACAATCTGGCTGACATTGAAGTCACCAGCACGAGGCAAAGGCTTGAGCGCCTCACCCTGTGGCCCACCATTTCTGGCAACTGGAATGATTGCACCAGGCACAATCTTCACATTGGCTGGGTTCAACACGCCATCGTCTGCCGCTGTATATACACCAGTGATTGCAAGGCTGGCATTCTTGAGCAACAGTTCCTTGGTTTTGTTCAGCGTTTTGATGTCTGGCAATGCAGTCAGTACTGGCCCACGACCATAGATCTCGCCAGCAACCTTCATGTATCGGCTGACCACCCATGGACTGGACTTCAACTTGCGATAAACAAGCTCTTGCTTGCTCTTCTTGTCAATCACATAATAGCTGTAGTCACCACGGTCGATGTTGAAAATGGTTGCTTCAACCAGATCAACCTCTTCGGTTGGCTTGTCTTTGATGCGTTGTTGCAGATCAACTGGGATCTTGGCATCCTTCCACTGCAACTGAATGGATTCGCCCTTGATCCGCATATTGCGGTAGACGTTATCCACCTGACCATTTGCACCCTCTTCAAAGCTGACCAAGTACTGTGGCACAGGAATGAAGTTGATGGGAGACACTGCATCGCCTGGTTGAACCAGCATGACGGCAGTACCCACAGACAAGTCCAACAAGAACTCACCCATGGCAATGTCAAAGTTGGATTGCTTTAGGACGGCAAACAGTTTTTCGTTGTACAGATCCAGTACACGCTGGGCTTCTGACTTGCGATTAACTGGAATGTCAGTGCCTGGCTCCAGACGACACCATTTGCGCTGGGGTGGGAAGATGCCAGACTGCAAGCGGTTGGCAAATCGCTGGGTGGAGTTAATGGCAGTCGAGTCAAAGACACGAGCCATCTTCTTTTTGCCACCTACACGACCTTCGTATTCACCGCCATACAGATTTCGTTGTGGCAGCGCAAACTCCATTGCGTCTTCATACAAAGACTTGAAGTCATCCTTTTTGTTCTGAGCAATTTTCTGTCTTTCTAAGACTTGCTCTACGGTCATTTTTGCCATCAATCTTCTCCATCATCATTGGTGATAG